AAATTTTTTTTTTAAAAAAAAAAAAAAAAAAAAAAAAAAAAAAAAAAAAAAAAAAAAAAATATATATATATATATATAAAACATACATAACAAACGCGTCACACACGCACACACAAACACTTTCAAACGTTCTTTTTTAAATGTTCTTTACATAACAATATCCATGCCAAAGTTTCATATATACCACGGGTGTGGCCCCCTTTGTCACTGGAGACTAGAGACTGGAGACAGGTTAAACCACTGAAATTACTCAGTTTCGCTGCGTTGTGTCGGGAAGTGGCATCCCCCTGCAAGAACCGTGCCATCTCTATAAAGAGGAGCTCCCCCCTGCAAGAATCATACCAAGTTAGGAAGGAGCGAAACCCCCCCTGCAAAAAGTGTGCCAACTCCCTCTCCTCTGCAATAAACATGCCAAAAACTACCACCCCCTCCCATATACCACCCCCCTAGGTCGGTGAACCCTTGCGTAGGCGCGTAAATTTTTCGAGAGAGAAGCTAGGTTTCATGTTACGCAGCGCGGCAACCCCACAGAGCGAGACCTCTAACCCGCGGAGCGGGACTCCCTCGATAGGTGCGGCGAAGTTTCCCGGTTTCAGCGAAAAGCTTTTTATGTTTGATGCGGATGAGATTGAGTGGAAAGGGGGAGGGGCGGGTTCACTTCGTTCACGGGTCCGGGGGGTTTTCTCGCCCGCTGCATCGCAGCATGACCTCCCCTCACAAACTCACCTAAACTTCCCATCATGGAAGCACCTCAGAAATTCGACCCACTTCTCGCATACATGCAGTATGTTCTTGCTCAACCACTCACCCAACTTCTCATTCCCACTCACGCAGTCAGTGAATCCGAAGCTGGGAAAACCGGCAAATCCCACACCCTCATCCTAGATCGACAGGGGCAATTCCAAACTCAACTCTACATATTCCCCGCGGACGTAAAAGCACTGCGTGAACACACCCATCCCGATGTAAACTCTTATGCCTATTTTCTAAATGGCGATTTCTCCCTCGTCGTAGAAGGGGTGACATTCGATAAATCTACGAAAAGAATTTTCGCGCCCATCCCCGCCGAAGCCAAACACTCAGCCAGCTTCCGCACACCCAGCGCTCTTCTATCCTTCCAACATTGGCTAACCTCCCCGCCCACTTCAATTAGTGATAAATTTGAAGAGGTTACCGCTTAACACGGCGCAATGCTGCCCAACCCACCCACCCTCATATAAAAGTGATATACTCCTTATGAAGCGGTGCAACTCGCCACAATCAATAAAACAGCATAACCTAAACATCACCGAGTAGCCGCACCACGGGGAAACATGAAAACAGAAATTCATGGTAAAAAAATATCATCTAATATCGCACGCACAGCTTTCGAGTTATAACCGATGGAAAAATTCCCCGAATCAATCATATTAGATGAAAGTAACGAAAAAGAAGTAACAAAAGAGTTACGCGACCAGCCTGCTGAAATAACGCCGCCGGATCCAACACTACCCGAAGAACCACTTCCACAAATGTCCAAAGTGTTACGCCCGCGTCACCGCATACTCGCATTGATGCTCGCTCGGGGAGATCGCAACAAAGACATATGCAAAGCATTGGGTTATGCCCCCTCGCGAGTCAGCATTCTGGCAAAAGACCCGATGATACAAGCTGAAATTTTGCGCATTCAAGACAGCATATATGAAAAAACCGTGGATGAACGCATGAAAGACCTCTCCACATCCGCAGTGGATGCTGTCGAAGAGGCCCTCCTGCCCGAAAATCCCGACTCCAAAGAACGTACTGCTACAGCCAAATGGGTAATTGAAAAACTAACAGGTAAAGCCGCACAACAAGTTAATCACAATGGGGAAATTGCCATCGGAGTGTTCATCGATGAAGTAAAAAAACTCACTTCCATAAAAGAGCAGCCAAATAAAATCATCGATGCCCAAGTAAAAGACATAGAAGATGAACCAGAAATGGATGATCACGAACGTTGGTTGGAGAAACACCTTGATTGAAAACTCAACTGCTACCCGCGAACAGCTTCAAAATTACATAAGGTACTCGCGCGATCCTCTCGCATTCCTTACCGAGTGCATTTACACTGAAAACCCGGTGAATAGTGCAAACCCCGTAGCATTGTGGCCAGGGCACCGCGAATATCTTCAATTTTTTGTGCGGTTGTGGCAGAAAGAAAAGCTCATAGCGGTGCCAAAGTCTCGCCGTATGACCATGTCTTGGACAAACATTCCGCTCGCTCTGTGGGAAGTCATATTCCACAAAAACAAAGCGTGGGCATTCGTATCAAAGAAAGAAGGCGATAGTGCGGAACTCGTAGAACGAGCATTATTCAGCTTCAACCGCATACCCGAGGATAAGCTGTCCCCTCAAATGCTTCCAAAACTGCGTGGGGGCAAAATGACCCAAAAACCCCCGAGGTTAGTGTTCGACTTTGGGGACGGAAACACTTCAAAAATTGAGGGTTACCCAATGGGGGCTGACCAACTTCGACAGTTCACATTTTCGGGCATCTTAGGAGATGAAGCGGCGTTTTGGCCGGAAGCTGAACGCTTTTATTCTTCTGCAAAACCTACTCTCGACGGAGGGGGACGCATGGTTCTCATTAGCTCCCGCTCTCCGGGCTTCTTTAAAAAAATCGTATACGATAAGATCAACCTAAAAGGTAATAACTTCGCTGAAGTTCCCCCGGTCCCAGTAAAACACCCCCTCACGGGAGTAGAGTTTTGGAAAAATCCAATTAACAAGTTCGCCATTATGGACATACATTACACAGCGGATCCCGAAAAGAGGAGCGAAGCCTTCCGAAAAGCCATTGAAAGTACCCTACCTCAACACGAATTCCAACGAGAGTATGAGCGAAACTGGGAAACTCACACCGGAATGCCCGTATACCCGAACTTCCGAAAAGATATTCATGTAGCACATGGACAGCTCGAGCCGCACCTAGGCCTCCCTATACTTATCGGATGGGATTTTGGGCTCTCACCCGCTGCCGTGGTGTGCCAACTCCAAGGAAATAGGCTAAAAGTCTTGCGCGAATTCACTACCAAAAATGAAGGCATAAAAACCTTCGCTCCCAAGGTTATGCAAGAACTAAAACAACTCTACCCAGAATGGCCTATAGATCAATATCAACACTATATAGATCCGGCGGGATTTCAGCGGGTCCAAACCGATGCTCGAACATGTGCTCAAGAAATGAGTGAAAGTGCGGGCATTCGCAACATCAACGCGGGTCCCGTGAATTGGGAAACTCGACGCAGCAGCGTAGAGCATTTCCTACTTTACATAGACAAAGACGGAGCGGGATTAGAACTGAGTCCCGAAACAAACCCCGCGCTCATTCAAGGGTTTGCAGGGGGCTACAAATACCCCGATTCCCAAACAGACATAGAAAGTGAGAGACCCAAACCACTTAAAAACTCATATTCACACCCACATGACGGGTTACAATATGTAGCATGGGGAGCTTTACAGCTCACAGATAAAACACCTAATATAGAAATACCAACACCATCATATAGTTTTGCAAAAGAGCGAAACGTCAGAACCTCACCAAAGGACTACGAATATGGCAGCACTATCAAAAAACCATACCGATCAAGATCTAATTAACTACGTATTAGATTGTAAAAAGGAAGCCGAAAACGCCAAACTTGACCGCATGGATAAAAACCGCATTAACTACGATGCGTACCATATGCGTCACGACTTCTCTCATAAAACAGAAGGGCAAAGCATTGAAACATTTTCAAAAGTGCGAATGAGTGTGGAGCAAACCAAATCGTTTTTTCAACAATCTCTTGCCGACTCCACAGACGGTTGGTTCGATATCGACATACGCGACATATATACAAACGAAGAAGTAATGATGATTCGTCCTGCGGAAATGAAAATTATCCTAAATTACTTCTTACAACGTGGTCATTACTACAAGCACGTAGGCAATAGTGTACAGCGCGGCCTCCTCGAGTCCCTTATGATCACCAAAGTCGGTGGTAAACTCGTCGACATGCCTAAATACGAAGCCAAAGGAAAGGGCAAAAACAAACGTGTGGTAAAAATCGAAGATAAAACTTGGGAGTTAAGCTTCAGCCGCGTACGTGCCCAAGACTACTACCCAGACCCAACGGGAAATAATCTCTACGAAATAGAAGAAATGGAGCAGGACCTCCACATCGTCAAACAAATGGCAAAAGATGGAATGTATTCCTTAGAAGCGGTGAACAATCTTTCAGCTTCCAACTATGAGGACGTAGAAAGGCAAAATTACAAACGTCGCGAAACCGACCAACAAGAAACAGATAACTCTTATCGACCAAAAGTGCAGATTCTCGAATACTGGGGTGACATCGTATCTAACGACGGCGAACTTCTATACGAAAATATCGTACTTACTATAGCAAATGAGAAAGCGCTAATTCGTAAACCTACCTCAAACCCAATGTGGCACAAACAAACCCCCTACACAGTCACACCTCTTATTGATGTAGACGGGGCAGTTTGGCCCATCGCCTTAATGGACGCACCATCGCGCCATCTACACGTATGGACCGAGCTCTTTAACCTCTGCATGGACGGTGCTTTCAAGCACGTACACAATATTTCGCAAATCCGCGACAGCGAACTCTCAAATCCCGAACAAGTGGCTGATGGGATTAAACCCGGAACCAAGCTTAAAGTAAAAAGCACACTTCCTCCGGGAGCAAAAGTAATGGAAGCGCTCGAAGAGACCGGAGTGCCTAACGACGCAATGAATATGCTAAACATGTTAGAAAATGAATTCCAACAAAGCTCACTTTCAAGTGCGTTGCGTTCAGGCGGCCTCCCTCACCGCGCCGTAAAAGCCACAGAGGTCGTAGAACAATCCCAAAGCATCAATAACACATTCAACGGGATGACTAAAAACATCGAAGCATCCCACATACCGGGTGAATTAGAAATGGCCACAATGACCATTGCACAAAACTGGGATATGATTGCAAAAGAAATATTCATATCACTCTTTGGAGATAAGCGCGGAAACGAACTCTACCAAATGGACCCTCAAGACGTATTCGTAGCAATCGTCCAAGGGTTTGCTTACCGAGTTCACGGAATCACTCAAGCACTCACCAAAGCCCAAGATTTTCAAAAAATCACAACCGCTCTACAAACCATAGGCAATGCACCAATGCTAACAGAAAGTTTCGTGTCACAATACGATCAGAAAAAAATACTCAACGAACTTCTAAAAGCCCTAAATATCAACACGGAAAAGTTGAAACTCAGCCAGACACAAACTGAGATGATAGACCAGCCACCCCAAGGAGGGGGAGAACAGCAGCCAGGGACGGCTCCTAATTCCGCGCCCGCAGCCGTTGAACAAGCTCCATCACCGCTAGCCGAATTATTCGGAGCGGGCGAGGCTTCTAACCCTTTCCAAGGATAATATAAAAAATGAGCGATAAGAAAACGACTGAACAGAAACTAAATGAAGCGCGAGTGTTTCACATAGCTGCCGAGCAGCTGCTCCCCTTAGTCGAGGAGCGGCAGCTTAGGTCCATGGAAAAACTTATTGCAGAATTCCGATCTGGACAAACTAATCTTATCACAGCCGTAGCTCAATTAGATGCATACACAACAATTATCGAAGAAATTCGAGCCAAAGAAACAGTTTTCAATCATCTTATTGACAAACACAACAAGGAGAATAATTAATGGACCCACAACACGATCCAAACAACGAAATGTCTAAACAAGTTGCGGCTTTTCAAAACGGGGAAGAGTATGAGCAACCCGCCGAAAAACTTCCAATGGGCGAGCCGTCCATCGAACCATCAGTAGAAACAACACCCGATGAAGGGATCGAAATCTCGGAGCCTGCAGAAACCTTCACAGTCGAAGGTAAAACATTTGCTTCCCAAGAAGAGGCATACCGTTACATGCAAGCGCGCTTTAACGAAAAAGACACGGAAGTTAAAATGGCGCAAGCGCGCATGGACGCCTACAACGAAGCTTTATCGAGAGTGCCACTGGGGAATACATCTCAGACAGTTCCCGAAGCCCCTGCAGACGATTTCAATGAAGAGGAATATTGGGCAGACCCTATTGCATATCAGAAAAAACGCGAAGCTCTCATTGCTGAGAGAATTGAAAAAAATTTCGAACAAAAACTCTCAGCTAAAGAGCAAGAACAAGCTGTGTGGAACGAGTTTACAAACATATATCCAAACTTCTCAACATTCCGCGAAGATGTTGAACGCATATACGCAGCAAACCGAGATGATATAAACCTCTTGGCCAAAAAAGACCGTAAAGATGCTTACGCACTTATTGCAAACAAGCTTCATGAGGACTTCGAACGTCGTGCAGAAGCCATCAAACCGCGCACGGAGCTGCCTAACACCCGGACTATTAACGGGGGGCCGAGCAGTGGATACAGTAACACAACTGTTACAAATCCTAAAAAATCCCAACAAAATGCAGAACCTATGGACATGATGACGCAAATGCGTACACTTAGAAAAAAGTAGTGCTAAAAAGCTCTACGCTTTAACTCTAAACTAACTAAGGAAGGTTGTATGGCTAATCATAGTTGGGTACTAGACGCACCCACAGGCACTTACAAAAATCACAAACTTAGCTCTGAAATTAGAATGGCATCGATCAAAGAATGTAAATTCATGCCTTTCGTATCTCCTGAGCCAGGTTATGGAAAAAACAACGGTGAGTCCGTTCTAATTACTCGCGTATCTAATGTTACAGTACCAGCTGATGATGTATTAGACGAAAGAGAGCGTATCCCAGAAGATGAGATTAGCTTATCTACTCAAAGCATCACTGTTGCTGAGCGTGGACGCGCAATCCCTTACACTTCACTAGCTCTAGACCTAGGCCACTTCGACCTAGAAAACAAAATCCAAAAGAAACTCAAGCAACAGCTTAAACTTTCAATGGATATCAAAGCTGCTGATGCTTTCAAAAGTGGTCAAGTTAAAGCCATTCCAGACGGAGTAGCTTCATTAACTTTTGACACTGATGGAACAGCTTCAACAACTGCAACTACTGCAATGAACGTTTATCACATCGAACAACTTAGAGATTACATGTTCGGAACTCTAGCTATTGAGCCATATATGGACGACGACTATATTTGTATCCTAGCTACTAAATCTAAGCGTGGAATCATGAATGACCCTAAATGGGAACAGTGGAAAAAGTATACTGATCCATCAGCTAAGTTCAATGGTGAAATTGGTCGCATGGAAAACATTCGTTTCATCGAATCTAACCACTTCAGTGCGCTTTCAAACACACTAGGTACTGGTAGCGTTCTTGGTGAAGCTGTTGTTTTCGGTATGGACCCAGTTTCAATGGCTGTTGCTGAAGATCCGCACCTACGCATCAAAAACCCTACTGATTACGGTAGAGACAAAGGTGTTGCTTGGTATGGTATTTACGGTTTCGATCAAATCTGGAAAGACAGTGCTAACAGCGGCGAAGCTCGCGTAGTGCATGTAACAAGTGCTTAATAAAGGAGATTAATTATGTCTTATAGTCAAAAAGGAACATTGTTCAATTATTTCGCACCTGATGCTGCTGCTGTGTCCGGTGTTATCGATATCGGTGCCTCAAGTGCTGATGCGGGCGAGTGGGCGTGCTTACGTCCTTGCACCATTAAGCGCTTAATGTTCACAGTAACCGATGAAGCTGTTGCGGGTACAACAACTGCCCCAACTGTGGTTTTCACAAAGCGTCCAACTCCAAACTCTGCAACTGGCGAAGAAGTTGTAGGAACTCTTACCATTCCTGACGGAACAGCTATCGGTAAAGTTCTTTACAAAGATGTATCGGTTGCATTTGAGGTCGGTGACTCTTTAGAAGTTTCTCACACTGTTGGAGTTGGTTCTCCTGCGGGACAGGGAATAGCTAATGCAGTTTGTGACGATGACCCCGAAGTCGAGTCTAACATGCTCGACATGATTGCTTCGGCATAAGGGGGGTAGCTGATGGCCGATTTAGTCGCAGCAGACGTAACTTATACTGAGTTAGGAAAAGAGTTGACGGAATCTGGAAAGGTCCGTCGCCGCTTTCAACTAACAACGGCTGCCGGGGAATATCCTACCGGCGGTATCCCATTAGACAATAACAAATTGGGTTGTCCAAATTCTCTTGATTCACTCGTGGTATTAGAGAATGGCGCTGCCGATGTTGAACTTCAATATCGTTGGGACCGTTCTGCAAACACCATTGTAGTTATCGAAGATGACGGAACGAGCGGAGTACCTGCTGAATTTGCTAACGCAACATTCACATCGCCTGACCAATTAATTATTGAAGTATTGGGCTGGTAACTATTAACTTAAACAGTAGCCGTATAGTTAGGAAAAACAATGAAAGCTGATAATACAGCACAACGTGGGGGTTTCGACCCTCGCATCGTTCACATTCGTGACCCGCGCACAGGTAGAGTTAAAAACGTCAATAGCTTTCGGGTGAAAGTTGAGGGCGGGGTTAGATACTATGAGTGGCCAAAATTCAGTGGTAACTTATGGTATGAAGATCGTACGCCTGCCGGACGCTGGGAAGAAGTAGAAGATGCTAAAAGTAAATCAATGGTTAAAAAGGTTGTTATCGGGGCCGGACACAAAGAATATGTTGCACCACTTACTGACGATCAAAAATTAACCAAAGATATTCTCGAAGCTAAAGCAGAGAACGAGAAGCTAAAGCAGGAACTTGCTGCCATTAAAGCTGAAGCTGAAAAAGTTTCGGCAAAAGTGGAGAATGCGAAGCCTGCGAAGAAAAAACCGGAGGAGAGTAAAAACTCCAACAAACAATAGGGGATTAAATGGCCAACTTCCGCACAACCGCAGATTATGTTACATCAATCTTACAACTTGCGGGAGAGGAGCCATCCTCAACTTCTGCATATCAAGCAAAGGCCCTCGAGCACCTAAATAGCATACAGAAAACTATTATAAGCGGAGGGTCTGAGTTCAACGTCGAAGTTGATGAGGTTTGGGATTGGGCGCGCACCGCCCGTCCTTTTCAATTAGAACTTCTCCCTCCCATTGAAGGAACACTTACTGTCGCCAAAGGAAGCCCGAACATTACGTTCACTACAGCTCCCCAAGATGACAATAATTCAAACATTTCATTAAATAATTGGTTTATTAAATTTAAAGAGAAGAACACTGTTTATCAGGTGGGTTCGCACGTGAGTGGAGCAACAGCTGCTGAGTTAATGGGCGCGGTTGTTGAGACTTCGGGAAGCTACTCATTCACAGCCTATAAATTGGAATATGACCTAATCCCAAACTTTATTACAATTCAGACCGGAGTTAATGACATTATTGACTTCACCGAAACCACAGCGCTTACGCAAATTTCTGCAACCCTCACAGCAGGGACTTACACCCCAAGCGAACTTGCAAGTGAGGTTAAAATCCAAATGGATGCGGCAGGGGCCAGTACTTACTCAGTCACTTATAGCGATATCACTAAATTATTCACCATAGCGAGTGATAGAAGTGGGGCTGATGGAGTGTTTCGCCTTCTCGGAGAAGCTGGAACGAACACGCGCAGAAGCGCGCTCCCACTACTCGGCCACGGATTTACAAACACCGAAGATGCCGCAAGTATTGTTTCAACGCACATTCGTAGTCCGATTGCGCGACTCATTCAACCTATCAAGCTTTATAGTGATCAGGCCGAATACTCGCAAATCTTTTCAATGGATCCCATTGCGTTTGATAGGGAATTTCCCATTCACAAAGCGAATAAAGTAAACCCGCATTATTTTAAAATTACAAAGCGCACAGATCGAGGAGAGTTCCGCGTTCAATTTAACGATTATCCGACTGAGCGCCGAGTTATTGAAATCGAATACATCCCCCTCCCACTTGATATGTATAACAACAACGCGAGCTTTCCGCTTATACCTAATCAGCACTCCAAAGTGCTCGAATATGGTGCCGTTGCCTGGTTACTTTTTGAAAAAGAAGATAGCAAATGGGAAAGGTATTATCAGCTCGCTGCCGAGAAACTCCGCTCTATGATGACAAATAATAGAAAAGAAGATACTCGGCTGGGTAAGAATTTCGGTCAAGTTGTGGCCCGTGAGGACCTTGTGCCGCGTCGCCGCCGACTCTTACGATACGGCTACACTGCTGACGGGGGCTACTAATGGCTTACATGGGAGTAGAAGCGACCATTCCGCTCGGGCAATTAGGCTTAATGACTGACATGACTCCTAGTGAGTTACCATTAGGCGCGCTGCTCGAAGCCAAAAACATAGTATTTAACAGAGGAACATTACAAAAAGCTCCCGGCTCCCTAGTATATAATCCCAACTATCAGCTAGATGGGGCCGTGGTAGCTTTGCACGATTGGTGGCCAAACACGACATTTCAACGTATGATTGCTGTGACTTCAACGGGGAAAATTTATCGTGACATTGGGGATCGTACATTTTCATTGGCATCTCCTATTAATACAGGTTTTGCTAACATTACACCCAACGCTATGTTTGTAGCGGGGGGTAATGAGACCGCCGGAAGGGATAAGAAATTATTCCTATTCTCCGATGGGGCTTACCAGCTTCAAGTGTTGAGGGGTGATGGGACCGAATTTGCTGAAATTAATTCGCCTGCTGCTGATTGGACTCCCAATAACTACCCGCGACTTGGATTAGTGCATCGAAACAGATTATGGGCGTTTCAGGGGCAGCGAGCCTACGCTTCGAACACCGGAGATCACGAAAATTTCACTTCCGGGATACTTACGCAGAGTATTTTCCCGGGCGAAGGAGGTGATATCCTAGGTGCATTTGTCTACAAAGGGCGAATGTTTGCATTCAAAGAGGGAAATTTTGTTTATTTCCTCAACGAAACCGCGCCAAGCAGTGATAATTGGTATTGGCAAAAGCTGGCGTCGAATTTTGGCCTCGCTGCCCCGAATGGCATAACAAACGTTCTTGACGATTTATTTGTAGGTAACTCCACAGGGACCATTACATCATACAAAGCTGCGGACACTTTAGGTGATATCGAAAGTGCTGATGTGTTTCGATTGGCAAAAATGGAGAGATATCATCGAGCCAATTCGCATCCCAGTGGGCTAACTCAACTCCAATCTCTCTATGATGAAGAGTTGAAACAGGCGTACTTCACATATCGGAGCGGCTACCGTACTGAAAATGACCGACTCATCAACATTGATGTGAATAATCAAATGCCTCGGATTAGTTATCTTGATAAAGGCACGCCGATCTGTCTAATGAAAAGGCGAAACCGCAATAACAACATCCCGGTACCGTATTATGGAAATTCCGAGGGTTATATTCACCAAATGAACTATGAAGATAGGTTAGAGGGGAGTGCGGCGTACCTTGCGGCCTTTCAGACCGCCTACACGGATTTTCGCTACATTGATCCCCAGCTAATGAACAGGCAAAAGCACTTTGATTGGCTGACAGTTGAATATGTCCCTGAAGGTAATCACGATCTCTCAATTGATGTATTCATAGATGGGAAATTTATGAGCACACGCACAGTTCGTATGCAGGCTGATGGAGTTTACCTAGATGAATTCCTCCTATCCACGGATCGTTTGGCCCAATACACTACGCAGAGCAACAGAGTGCCACTAGCCGGAACTGGAAAACGCATCTCATTTCGCTGTTACAATAGCGGCAGCAATGAGAGTTTCCAAATTGCCTCCCTTACGGTAGGATTTAGGGCAGGCAGTAATGATAACCCACGCTTTTAAAGGATACGAAATATGGGCGCAAATTTTAGTCGATTGAAAAATTGGATAGCCGAAAAACTCACAAATGAAGATTTGAATGCTGAGATTGATAATATTTTAGATAATCTCGGGGCCAGTGGCGTTGATGACTACTCTTCAAATGTGACCGAAATGCAGGCGCAAACAGATCCCGGTGAAGTAGGCAGTGAGTCGCTCGCCACATCAGTGGCGGGGGAAATTGAAAGGCTTCGTCACGAAATTGCACAAATCAAAGGCGAAACTTTTTGGTACACAAACCCAGTTACAACACTCAGCACTCTGAATGATGCTCTAGGGTCAGCGGGACTCGCGCCTTCGCGTTTAATCAGTGGTGCGTCCACAGCGAACAGTGGTCAATCTGTTGCACTCACGCCACAGGGAAGTGGAAATGGAGATAATGTAACTATTGTGGGGACAGCCACACCACTTGCATATTCTGTGAGTAGTACACAATACAATCTCGCTGCTGATGTAGTGATCACCGCCCAAACTGCTGCGCCCGCTACAAACAACACAGCACTCGTTAATGATGCGGGAATTACAAATGCTGAGTGGAGTAAATACATTGGGCTATACGGCGGCGGAATTCCCATTGATAACGTAGGTTCCGAGATTACATCTTTAAATGGTAAGCTGGCGTGTTTGAGATTAGATTCTGGGGGTAACACCGAGTACATCCTCTGTGTGCCCGATACAACAAATAACCAAATTAAAAATGTTCGTCGTGGATGGTTTTTTGATGAGACGGGAGCCCAAATTGCGCCCATCACTTTTGCAGACAATGCCACACTTACATTGATGAACATTAATTGGATATTTATCTCATCTACAGGTACCGCGAGTACCACCTTAAATACGCCTTCAGTGGGATCGAGTGCGCCGAGCACCCCTACAGTTGGAGATTATTGGTTCGATCTCAGCGAGCAAATTTGGAAGCGTTATAACGGCTTAAACTTCGAAGATTCGCTTTCAGCCCTTGTAGGAATTAGTATTATTGACGAAAATGGTGATTGTGTAGCCGCACGTTCTGAAGACTACGTGAAACCTTATCTTACTATTAACACTTTGGAGTTGGAGCTACTCTCCTCAACGCAAGTGAGAAGTAACGTTGGGGGACGCGCAGGTGTTAATGGGGTTCTTCATCAATACGGGACTGATAGTGTAACCTGGGACATCACAACGGACTTAGATACTGGGACTGAAGCCAGCTCCGTAATGTATTTCTTATATATCACTGAAGAAGGAGCGCCGAAAGTTTCGCGCCAAGCTCCTGATGATTTCACAAGTGCACGCGGCGGATTCTATCATCCCACAGAAACATGGAGGTGTTTCGGACAGGCTTTTAACAATGCCAGTGGAGATCTTGAAAAGGTTATCTCATATCACGTTTCAGATATAGACGCGGCGATTGCAGAAAGTTCCGTAAGTGGTAATGCTCTTACATTATCATACTGG